ATGCGGGCGAGCCACTCGTCGAAATCGTCCTTGTGCTGCGGCTCCTTGGTCTGGACGACCTTGGCCGCGGTCTCGCCGGGCACGAATTTTGCCCGCCGGCGCTTGGCCAGGTCGCCTGCGAACTCGGTGTCCCAATAATCCTGGAACTGTTTGATCTGGTCCGGCGTCCAGCCCTGCGGCACGCCGATCAGCGCGTCGGGGATCGAACCTTCGGTGAAATAGTCGAGCTGCCAGAGCTGGCGGCGCAGCCCGATGTTGACGGTCATCAGCACCTGCTGCACCGGCGAAAAACCGTAGACCCGGTGAGCGCGCACGTTGCGCGGCCGGTAGACGATGTCGCGCGCCGAATAGTTGACCGCGGGCAGGCCTTTGAGCACCTGCTGATAGGCCGGCGGATAGATCGTCGTGCCGTCGGCCGCCGCAAAGGGCTGCGGCGTGCGGCCCCAATCGTCGATCACGCGCTTGATGGTGGCGCCGTCGAGCTGCTGCAGCGCGCAGAGGTTTCCAGAGCGCGTGCGCTGGCAATACAGCGTCGCCGCGTCGATGACGAACATGTCCTCGAGCAGCGCCCGCAGCCAGGTCTTCCAGCGCGTGATGCCGTCGGGCTTTTGGAAAAAGGCCTCGATGCCGGCGATGCGCGCGGTCATGTCGGGATCGATCGCGGCGCGGCGGCGCTTGGATTTTGCATCGCGCGGCCGGATGCGCCAGCGTTGGCGCTCCATCTGGTCCTTGCGCGTCTCGATGACGAGCCGCAAGAGATCGTAGGCGTCGGCAAAACCGCGCAGCTCGGCAAAACCGATGCTCTCGTAGGCGCGCGGCCGGGTAATGAGGTTGTAGCCGGGCGGGAAGTCGAACCGCCTGCCGGCGACGTCCGGCGGCGCGATCGGCCGCATCGGGTCGAGCGGGCCGAACCAATCGGCGCCGGAGCCGCGCGCAATGCCATTGCTCGACGTGCCTTGGCTCGACGTGCCTTGGCTCGACGTGCCTTGGCTCGACGTGCTTTGGCTTTGGCCGTAGGACACCTGGATTTGATACGGCGACAACGGCCAAGTCGGCTGGCCGGCGCCGCGCACCTGTTCGCTCATCGTGGTCCTGTTTTTGTCTGGTCGTTGGTGCGGCTGACGGCCCGCGGAAAAGGTGGGCCGGGATGCTGCCGTCAAAATACTTGCGGCAGACCCCGGCCCGGCGACCCACGCCGCCCTTTCGCTATCCGCTGTCCGGGAGGGACATGCGTTCCGCCGGAGCTGACGTCGGAACACACGGGCGTTGCAGCGGTGCGCGAAGGCAAGCGCGGATCAGGCCCGCGCAAAGCGGGCCGTCCCATGCCGCAGCGGCTCGCGGCCGCGGCAGCATGACAGAAAATCCAATGCGAAGAGTGGATGCTAAATCCGTCCGTTACCAACGCGCGGACGGAAGCAACCCCACCAGGAGGGTGCTATCGACGGGAAGCACGTTGCCAAAAAATATCAATGACTGCATTGCCGATCATCGTCATGGGGGTCTAGCGGGCAAATGGTGACAAAATAAAAATGTCTAAACGCACGGAGATCGCGAGAAACAGGTACGCCGGATACTTGGGACGGCATGTGATAACCCTCGAATGGCCTTGCACAGATCCCTGAACCGCGCCCAGTCTCACCGCTCTCGTCATAGGCCGCCCCGGTGCCGCAAGGCGCAGTGTCAGACCAGCTCCACACCTTGAATCGCGGCTTGTCGGCGGGAAGCTTTGATATCTCGGCCGAGTAACGAGGGTACATGACGGAAAGATAGACGTAGTCCCCGCCGCGCCTGAAGGCATCGAGATTGGCTGCGGCAACCATCGCGACCAGCAGCAAAATGAGCGTGGATAACAGCCGACGCCAAGTGTGTTCGAGTCCGTGCTCGACACAGTTCATCGCGGCAATCATGGCGACGGTTACGCCCGCCCCGCCCCAGAACAAAAACAACAGGGGAATGAAGAATGCGTATAGAAAATATGGACCGGCAATCCCGAAGGCAGTGGCCAGCGGACAGGCCTTCACAATGCCGGCGCCGTCGCAAGCAAAAGTGGCAAGGCCGAAAGGGACAAAGACAATATACAGGAGGGATTTGAGGAATGGACCCGGATAAGCAATCAAACAGGTCAGCGCACAGCCAGCAGCGGTAGCGACCGGCCAATAGAGAATTCGGTCGTCAGTCGCGCCTTGCACGGCAGTCATTGCCCCAGCCGAATACGTCCCGATTGGTACAATCTATAGCCCAGTTTCGTATCTTCGACATCCTGCTTCGCCGAATGAGTGTAGACGTCGTCCAGCCGGTCATTACGGCCGAATCTGGAAAAATTTACGGCATAATCGTCTATTGTCGAGAGAACATCGTCCTGATCCAAGCCAGCTGCCGCGCCGTAAACGCCGATCATGATGTTCAGATAGTGGCGGTAATCGATAACACGACTGAAGTCGAAACGTTCAGCATCCAGAGACCCTCCAGGGGAAACAGGAAGCAGCAACGAATAAAAGATCCCCCGAGCCACAGACGGTGTAACGTCCCAAGGCCCGACCTGATCTTGCGGGCTCATCAACGCGCTCAACGCTGTCCCCGAGAATGGGTTTGCCAAGCCCGCCTGAACATATCTTTCCGGTGGCATGCTAGCAGGCCGAAAAATAGGTTGACCCTGATTGTCGTAGATCGGGACGCCATCACTGTCCACAAATTCCACTGGGGCCCTTGGATGATCCTCAGGAAGTGTATACGACCAAATATTCTGACGCCGCGGATCATGTACAGTCAGAAGAGTGTAGAGCACACCAGGAAGGTTACCCTGAATTGACGTGTCGTGCGCGGCCGTGTTGGCCGCGTTGCGACTTGTCTCGTCCGTACGCGTATTAGTCTCAGCCTGAGCGTATTGCACGCGCGCACCAGAGACCTCGCTCGTGTTGTTGTCCGAAAGATGTGATGCCTCGCCACTCCCGGCGACACCCTCACTCCCGCTCGTCCACTGCCCGCCATCGGGATTGCCAGCCGGCACGCGCGCCTGGTCGGGGCTGTATTTTTTCAACTCCGACTGCAGGTCCGCCATCACCAGCGCCGGCAAGTCTTCGCCGAGCTTGCGAACGTCGCGCACCAGCACATCCAAATCGCGGCGGATCGCGAGGATCTCGGCGCGCCGCTGCCGCCGCAATTCGTCGTCGTCCGGCCCGAGGAGCGTGCGGATCGCCGTGGCGATCTCGAGCTGCGCGTGCAAGGTCCACGGCACGGCGCTCAGGCGGTACGGCCGGGAGGGGTTCATCCGCTTCGCCTTTCTTCGCGCGTAACCGCATTCGGCCAATGCGCGACTCTCAGCAGTCGACCGTTACCGCACTTCAAGCAAATGAGCGCGCTGGTGCACGCGGCTTGTGGTGCCCCGATTGCCAAATTTGCTAACGCGGCGAGGCGGAGAGAACCGAGCGATTAAAAAAGCTTTACGTCGTTACCGACCAAATAGCCGCGCAAGCTGACTGGAACTGGAAATCCATAGCCCTGTCCCGGCGTCTCGAAAAAAAGGTTCCCGGTCTTGTGATAGGAACTTGTGTAGATGTCTGAGCCGATCGCCTGCAGTGCCAAAACTAATGCCTGAATTGAATCCACACCCCACATTTCTCGCGTTTCTTTGCCCTCCGGCCATTCGATTTGGTATTGGCAGGACCACGCGCGCGGTTCCTGTTGCCTTGGCGCAAACACGCGAACAGAAATTTTAATGCTGGATGTTCCAGTTCGCAGCACGAGGATTCGAGACGCGATTTCCATAGCGAACATCTCAATAGTTTAGCGGAGGAATCGGCAGCCCTTGCAAACAATTCGCGTAGCGCAGCGCCGCCTGAGCATAACAAGCCATCAACCCCACCATCTTACATTGAAAAATGTCCGCTGCATATTGTGCTTCACATTCAGCCTCTCGGGCCTGCGAAATTCGCCGCGCCGCGACTCGCGTTGTTTGCTGTGCCACCCCACTCGTCGGCTGGCCGCTGCCTGATTTCGCATCACCGAGACTTGGTGATGCACTTGGGGCGTCGGTGCCAGCCTTACTCCCACTCTTCCACTGTCCGCCGCCGTGATTGCCCTTCGGCACGCGCCGCTGATCGGGGCTGTATTTTTTCAACTCCGACTGCAGGTCCGCCATCACCAGCGCCGGCAAGTCTTCGCCGAGCTTGCGAACGTCGCACGCGAGCGCATCCAAATCGCGGCGGGCCGCGGCGATTTCGGCGCGCCGCTGCCGCAGCAATTCGTCGTCGTCCGGCCCGGCGAGCGTGCGGATCGCCTTGGCGATCTCGAGCTGCGCGTGCAGGGTCCGCGGCACGGCACTCAGGCGGTATGGCCGGTAGGGATTCATCCGCTTCGCCTTTCTTCGGGTCCCGTCGGTCTTGTTCACGGCGGCAAGGTCGATGGATTCACCGAGCCTGCCAGCGGGGCGCCCGCTTCGATCGTTTCTTCGGCCAACTGCTCGCAACCGGCCTTGATCAGGGGCGCGACGTCTTCGGGCGCCACCGCGATCACACGGTCAGCGCCGACCATATAATATGTCGTGGACAGACCATGAACGCCGGAGATGTTCTCCGGCACGCGTAGGCGGATCTTCGCCGGCGCTTCGGGCGCGGCCTTGGGTGCGGCCTCGGCCCCGGTCGCTCGCGCCTCTCCCCGATCCTCCACCATGAGGCGGTAGAATTCGATGATCGCGGTGTTGTCCGCTTTGAGCATCAGCTCGGTGATGGCAAAGACCAGCGCGTCGGCGTGATCCGGACTGCCCTCGCCGCGATAGCCCGCGGTGGTGAAAGCGCAGAGCTGGTCCTCCAGCACGGCGAAACGGCCGACGTGATGCACGAGACCCTGTTCGTACAGCGCCGACACCGGCTCGGCGCGCAACACCTTGCCGCGCGAGGCCGAGATCATGTGCACCGGCAGATGGGGATCGGCGGCGCGGATGACGAAGCGCACCATCTCGCCGCCGAAATTCTCCTCCGCCACGATGCGATCGGCGTCGAAATCGTGATAGGCCTGCACCGCGACGCGGCCCCATGCAGCGGGCGCATCGCGCAGCGAGCGGTCGGCGAGCACGTAAGCGTGGCCGTCGGCCCCGCGCGCTGCAACAACGATGCCGATCTCGTCGGCGCGCTCGTCGTCGCGGCTCGATGCGCCCGACGGGTCGACCGCGACGACGACGTGCCGGCGGTCGGCCTTGGGCAGATCGGCAACGCGCGCGCGGGCGATCATCTCGTAGCTGAACAGCGCGCCATCGAGATTGTCGATATAGACGCCCTCGAAGAAACGCTTGCGCTGCCGCTCGGGCAGCCGTTCGAGGCTCTTGAGGTATTCCGCCGACAGATTATCGGCGTTGTCGCGCGGATTGAGAAATATCCGCTCGTAGTTCTCCGGATCGTCAAGCGGCAGTTGCGAGATCGGATCGCGCTTCTCGCCGAACAGAATGTTGGTCCAATGGCCCTTGCTGGTCGGATTGAGATCGTAGTACGCGGCCTGGCGAAGGTCGCCTACGACCTGCGCCAGCCGGGTCAGCGCGACCAGCACCGAGGAGTAAGGGATCTGCGAGCATTCGTTGAGAAAGATCGTGGCGTATTCCTTGCCAAGTATCTTCTCGACGCGCTCCTGATCATCGAGGCCGGCGAGCCAGATTTCCGATTGGTTTTCGAGCGAAAAATACCCCTCGGTGCGGTGATGCTTGAACGGCACGGCCGGATTCCAGAAGCGGAACACCTTCGGCAGCGTGTCGAGCGCGATCGAGGGTCGCACCGCATTGGCGCGGAACCGCAAAATCGCGTGACGCGAGGCGTCGGCGCGCAGCGCACGGGTGACGATTTCATGGACCAGGAGCGTGGTCTTGCCGGACCGCGCGCCGCCCACGAGCAGCGTGTGCCGCTGCGACCTTCCCAGGAGCTTTTGCGCGTCCTGCTGCCTGGCGGTGGGCTTGAATTGGGAGTCTTGAGACGGCTTGCGCTCGGTTCCCATTCGCGTTCTGTCGTTTTGTTGTCCTGTGAATCACACTCCTGCGCCAAAGAGCGGCGCTCACTGTTGAGCCAAGGACGGACAGAATTCCGTATCCGAATGCAAGCGGCCGTTAGCAAACGGCTAGCAGGTGAGAACGAAATAGAAGTGGCCGAACGCACGGGAAACATACTCAACTTCGACGGTTCCGATACGTTCGTCTGTTATCCATCGGGTGTGGAACACCAATGCACCGCTCTCGTCATAGGCTATGCCCGTGCCGCACGGTCCGTAGAAGTACCGTTGCCACACCTTGAACCGCGGCTCATCGGCAGGCAGTTTTGCCACTTCGGCCATGTAGCCGGGATATCTGGCAAGCAGATAAACGTAGTCGCCAGCAGTGTGTCCGGCGCGCCAGAAAAACTCGACATTGTACAGCGCAACCAGCGAAACCAACGGCAAAACCATGATGGACAAGAGCCGGCGCCAAGACTGCTTAAACCCCCGCTCCACTCCCTCCATAACGGCAATCAAAGGGACAACCACACCCGCGCCAAGCCAGACCCCAAAGGCCAGAGGACCTATTATCAGGGAGAGCAATCCAGCGAGAATGAAAGGACCGGTAATCCATGCCAACGAGCAGACAACGCCGCCACTCTTACAGGCCGCAGCGTCAATAATGAGGGAGACGAAAGTGACCAACGGCGTAAACGGGCCACAAATCAGCTGTACGAGGAACGTATCGGACCAGGCGAGTATACAGACCACCGGACAGCCAATGGCGATAGCGAGAGGCCAATAGAGAACTCGGTCGTTATCTGCCCCTTGCACGCCGGACCTCATTCACGGCGCAGCCGAATGCGCTGCCGCCTAGCAATCATGGCCGACAAAGTAGAAATGGCCGAAGATCGGTGTGTAGCCGTACACGCAATTTGCATCGGTCAAGGCGGCTCGTCTCTTCCACGCGTCGGAGCGCTCGGTCGCCGGCCGCGTGATCTCATCGCTCGCATCGTACACGACCCCGCGCGATACCGCTAAAAATCCACCCCAATCCTGGAACATGAACCGCGGCTCGTCAGTAGGCAGCTTCGATATCTCGATGAGATAGATCGGTAGCATGGCGTAAAAATGGACGTAGTCTCCGGCCCCTTGTCCGGCGCGCCAAGCAAAGCCCGGATTGAGACCTGCCACAAGCGCGGTCAGCGGCAGCACAATCGTCGACAAAAACCGGCGCCACGTCCGCAGATAGAGCCATGCCAAACAAATCAAAGTAGCGACTCCAGCTGATAAGGCCCACAAGGCAATGACCAACGGACCGCCATAGAATGATAAGTCAAACGGCCCCGCCCAAGCCAAAATAAAGGCGATAGGCCAAGCCACAGAGAGAATGATCGGCCAGTAGAGGATGCGATCTGGACGACCAAATTGCATGTCGTTCTCCGGCTATCGTCCGGCCGCGATTCGGCCGGACCCGTAAAGATCGTAACCCATCTTCATGTCGAGCACGTCCCGCTTTGGCAAATGGGTGTAGATTTCATCCATTGGCTCATGGAAGCTGGAAGAATACTTTGCATAGGTGTCTGCAAACCACATACCGTCCTCAAATTTAATTCCCGCTGCGGCAAAATAAAGGCCAATCACAAGGTTTGCATAGTCGCGGTACTCGGGAATGCGTTGACCCTGCATACTTTCAGCATCCCAGGGTCCGCCGTGTTTCATGTTAGACAGTTGAATGGCCAAGTCCGCCCACGCCAGATATTCCTTCACTGCGTTTCCTTGCGCCGCAGCGAGCCTGTCCTTGAAATCGTAGGCGACACCTTCATTAACGTACTTCTCGGGGGGCAGGTCGTCCGGGCGAAGCAGTGGCTTTCCCTGAGCGTCTAGGATTGGGTTATTGTCGCGATCCACGAAAGGCACCGGATGCTTCGGATTGTCTGCCGGGATGTCATAGGCCGAAATCTTGCCGGAAGGCTGCGATCCGAACGCTGAATCGAGTGAGCCGGGAGGAATATCCTGCGCATATCGCTGCGCGGCGCTGGCAGTGGTGCCGTCTGTAGCGTCCGTCTGCGTGCCGCCGGGCGGGTTTTCCAGCAGCGCGTAGCGCGAGCGTGTTTCTGAAAATTGGCCGGCCACATCGCTTGAAGCTGCGTCCCCGCCCTTGCTCCCGCTCGTCCACTGCCCGCCGTCGCGATTGCCCGCCGACACGCGCGGCTGGTCGGGATTGTATTTCTTCGCCGCCGCCGCACGCAGCTCCGCTTTCACCAGCGCCAGGCATTCCTCACTGGCTTTTAGAAAATCGCGTTTGATAGCCTCGAGCTCGCCGCGTATGGCGCCGAGCTCGGCGCGGCGCCGGCGCAGCGGTTCGTCATCGTCCGGCGTCATCAGCGTGCGGATGGCCCTGGCGATTTCGAGCTGTGCGTGCGGCGTTCGCGGCACGGCGCTTTCGCTGTGCGGCAGCGGAGGTTTCATTGGGTCTGCCCTTTGCAACGCGCCGGCGCCGCGATCACTCGAACGCGATATTGATGGCGCGCAGCCCGCGGTGGGTGCGATCGATCTCGAAGCTGACGGGCCGGCCCTCGAAAAGCGCGCCGGCATTCGCCGGCAGGTCGGTGCGATGCACGAACACGTCGCCCCGAATTAAGTTTGTTTGCGTTGCGTCGCCAATCGCCGCATCAAATGCTGCTTGCGCTCCCGCAATTCCGGCAAGAACTGCTCAAGATCGCGCGCGACATCGAGCGCCGCCGCCGGGCTGAAAAGTTTGCCCTCCTCGTCGTCGTATATGACACCGCCGGCAGCACGAGCATAAGCTATCGCAGCCATCCACGCCGCCGTTGAATTGTTGACATTCAGCCCACCCCAGATAAATGCAAACGCGTACTTCCATTTGCGATCGAATTTCTCAGTTCCGTAACACTCCATCGTCTCCTGTGCGTCTCTGGGGTGAAACTCGAAATCGGTCAGTTCGTCGTGCAATTGGCCGAGCCATTTGCCGTTGATCTCGCTTGGGGGCACGTCATCGGATAGCCGCAGCCGGAAACCCTCGGCGTCGATTGCCTGCTGCCATTCGGCAATTGAATCAAGGGTCCGATCGGAGAAGACACAGATCTGCATCGACATGACGACCGCCGCCGACCTCAGGTTAACGAATACACAGGCTTGATAACTTGCATGTGTAGGTCACATTTCCTGACAAATCAGCGCCGCGACTGCAACTCACGCAATAGTCCTGGCATGTCACGCACGATTTTTCTTGCTGCTTGTCTCGCCTCTGCTACAGGAAAGATCGATCCGTCCTCACCATCAAACACGACGCCGTTCGTGGCGCTGGCATAAGCGGCTGCGGCCGTCCACGCAGCCTCAAATTCATGGAAATCGCCCCTCCAGCGGAACCCAAGCACAAATTTCCATTCATGGCCGAAATCGATATCGGAATTTTCATGCATGAACTCGTCGGCTGGATCGTGATAGCATTCAAAACCAGTCAGCTTTCCATTTAATCGCGCGGGTAAAAATCCTGAATGCCATCGAAAGTCTGTGTCATCCAACTTGACGGCGAAGCCCTCGGCATCGATCGCCGCCTGCCACTCGGCAATTGATCCTAATTGCCGGTCGGACAAGACAAACATCTCCATTGCCATGTCAAAGCCCTTCCGCCTCTATTGCCGCCACAATTACCGGCGTTTCAAAATAGCGCCTCGTACGCGATTCAACTCGATCACCGGTATGGTACGGCCGGAATCGGTCATATAACGAATCTTAATGACTCGGAGTTCGCTCATACCGCGTCCCGTCTTGATATCATAAATCGCGGCGATGTCACCGGTGTCGCGTCGAAGTATCGCGTCAGGTCTAATGCTGTATTTGGCTCCATAAAACGCCTTATCGGTTAACGAGAAAGTTCTTTCCACGTCATTGGGCTCTATGCCCGGCAGACCCTTCGCACGCAACATCTCAGCAAAATCCGTGTGAACGCGGGTGCCATATCGGCCCGGGTCCAGGTCTGCTCGAGGCCCAATTCCGTCCATGACATCGCCAAGGAGGTCCATCAGCTTTTCTGTTGTGCTGTCAATTAAGGGATCGCCCGTCTTGGTGTTTGGTGGCGAAATGAAGCGGCGGCCGGTGCTTAGATCGCGCGGAAATCCAAGGCCGCGAAGGCGTGCGAGGAATTCCTCCGCCTCTTGAGCTCGGGCCTCCAAATTTGTGATCTTACCTTCGATATCTTTGTAAACGCCAGGACTCGGACTCCAGTTTTGATCGATTTTCCGCGCTTGCGCGATCAGATCATTGAGCCGAGCCTGCGCAACATCCAGCCTTATCAACTGTCCGGGCGACGGTTCCATACCCCCTTCCCGTTCATTTTCCTCATTGCTCTCATTACCGGCCGCGTATCGCGTCCCGGAAGCCGGTGCATCCGCCAGCACATTGCTTGGTGAAATTTCGAGTGAGGCATACCTCACAGGCACTCCGGAGCGTTCTGTAGATATTCGACTGGAGGAGGTTGACCGTTGGCTTCCGCCTTCCTCCCTCGTCCACTGTCCACCGTCGGGATTTCCAGCCGAAACGCGTGGTTGGTCGGGGCTATATTTCTGCAGCGTTGCCCGCAGATCCGCTTTCAGCAGTGCTGCAGCCTCTTCGAAAGCTTTGCGGATGTCGCCAGCGAGCACCTCAAGATCGCGACGCAGCCCAATAATCTCGGCGCGGCGCCGACGCAGCAGCTCGTCCTCATCCGGCGCCATCAGCGTGCGGATGGCCCTGGCAATTTCCAGCTGTGCGTGCGGCGTTCGCGGCACGGCGCTTTCGCTGTGCGGCAGCGGAGGTTTCATTGGGTCTGCCCTTTGCAACG